GGTGAAGGGGATGGACAGCGAGACCCGCCACCACAAGCCGTCATCGTCGCCGGATTCGGCCGAGCCGATGTCGGCGGCGCCGGTCTGGATCGTCGCGGCGCCGGGCAAGGCGCGGATCTGGAGCGCGGCGCCGAGCGAGCGGGCCAAGTCGCCGGCCGGGGTTTGGCCGACGCCGACCGGGACGAAGACATGGGCCAGGATCAGGCCATCGGCCTCGACCACCCGGCGGCCGGTCGAGCCGACCCCGCTGCCGCTGGCGCCGTTGCCTTTGATCTCGATGTAGAGCCAGGGGGCATCGGCCGGGGCCTCGAACGGCTCGTTGGGCCAGGCGATCGGCGCGGCCGACCATGCGGCCTCGATCGCGGCGCGGATCTGGCCAGGGAGGTCGGGGATGGCGGGCATGGCGGGCCTACAGGATCGAGAGGACCAAAGCGGGATAGGTCATCGCGTCGCCGGCGCGGCGGCCCTTGCGGGCCCGGGTCCGGGTGCCACCGGCGCGATGGACGGATGATCGCGCGGAGGCCTTGGCGGCGCGGGTGGCATCGCCCTTGAGGACGTAGCCGCCGGCCAACTCGATAAAGGTGACCTGGGCCGTGAAGGTCTGGCCGTACTTGCGCAGCAGGCGCTGGCGCACCGCCTCGCAGATGCCGGGAGGCTTGCGGACGGAGACCTTGACCGGGCCGCGCGCGCCCTGATTCACGGTCATCTCCAGCTTGCGGTGATAGGGCTGATCGTTGGTGAGCGTGATCTGGCGCGCGTCGGCGCGAACCGCGTTCGCGTCCACTTCAGCACCATCGACCATCAAAAACCACGCCTCGCGGTAGCGGCCGGAGCGGACCGGCGACAGGTCGCGGGCCAGGTCGAGCGCGTCGCGGGCGATGCGGGCGATGCGGACGAACTCATAGCGGATCACCCCGCCGAAGCGGACGCTCTCTTCAGCCGCGCCTTCACGGCCATCGACGTAGCGGATGATCTCGGGCTTATCGCCAGCCTCAGCCAGATAGCGGGCCAACTCGCGCTTGGCGACCTTGGCATGGTAGGCCCGGAACGCCTCGGGCGAGGCGGCCCGCAGCAGGCGGACGGTTTGCTCGAACGCCATCGCTACCCCCGGACCTGGCAGACGTGGACGAGCACCGTGATGCCGAGATACTTCGTCTCGCAGCCCTGGACCGCGCCGCCGTCGAGCACGTCGCCCTTTTTCGGCGGCCCGGGCCAGGATGCGGTCAGGATCTCCGCATTGCTGATGGTGATCTTGCGATCCCCCTGGACGACGCCGCCGACCAATTCCTGCGGGGCATAGCCCTGGGAGACACCGGCGACGGTGACCTCGGTCCAGATGCTCGATGTGCCGACGCGGCGCCGCAACAGCATCGGGCGGCCGTATTTGGACAGCGCGGCGGCGATCTTGGCGGCCGGGGGCATCTCACACGCTCCACCGTTTGTAGGGGGCCAGTCGGGCGGCGACCTCGACCGGCAGGCCATCGTCGAGCGCGGTCTTGTCTGGGTCGGTCCAGGACTGGGTGATCACGTCGAGGATCTGCTCGGACCTGAGGGTCGGGTCACGGCCCCGCGCGCTCCACATCCGCACCACCAGGTCAAGGCAAGCGCGGGCGATGTCGGCGGGGCAGCCGGCCGGGAGGTCGTAGCCGGCTGCATAGCGGATCACCACCTTGCTCGAGCGCCAATGCGACGGCCGGTCGCAGCACAGCCGGAGCAGCAGCGAGCCGTCGAGCACCCACTCATCCGGCTCCAGCTCGGCGCCGTCCGCCGTTACCACGGTGATCGCCGGCACAAGGTCGCGGTCGAGGATCAGCCGGGCCGGCGCCGGGTCTCCGGGCAGGCGGCGGACGGTCTGCGCGACCGTCTCGACGCCAAAGCCTTCGGGCCGCCGGCACCAGCCCGCGACCGCGGCCGAGGCCTGGGCGATCATCGCGGACAGTGCCGCGTCGACGCCGGCGTCGGTGATCGACAGCTCGGCCTTGACCGCGTCGAGCGTGGTCAGGTCGCGCGCCGCCGCCTGAGTGATGACGCTCAAGGTCGAGATCATAGCGTGACCCCGAAAGGAAAGGAGGGGAGGGGGCGAACCGCGTCCGCCCCCATTGGTTAGGGGTTGACCGGGAACTGAGCCGGATAGCCCTTGATCACCGTGGCGGCGATCGCCGTTCCGGTCGAATGGGTCCCCGAAAAATCGGCCAGCAGCTTCAGGAACCTCTTGCCGCCCTTGTAGCCGATCAGGGTCACGTCCGACGCCGCGTGGGCGGCGGTCAGCGCCTTGACGATGCCGCTGGCGACGGCGAGCACCCCCTGCACGTCGTCGGCGGTGACCGGGGTATAAGCGCTGTCATCGTCGGAATGGGTGAGGATGAACTCGATCTTGTTGGCGGCGGTGAAGGTGATGCCGCCGACGCCGATGTGCAGGGCAAGCATCACCCCGTTGAACCCGGCCAAGTCGATCGCGGTCGGGGTGGTGTCGGCCGCATAGACCGCGGGGGCGATCGCCTCGACTACCCCCAGGTTGCTGTAGATGTCGCGCATGTGTGACGCCTTTCGGTCGGAGAAAAATTACGCGGCGACCTTGAGGAGCTTGATCGCCTCGAAGTTCTGGACGCCGCCGCCGACCCGCTTGGTGGTGTAGAACAGGACGTTGGGCTTGCTGCTGAAGGGGTCCCGCAAGACGCGGATCCCCTGGCGATCGACGATCAGGTAGGCCCGGCGGAAATCGGCGAACGCGATCGGGAACTTGCCGGCGGCCACGGGATCCATGTTGTCGTCGGTGCGGACCGGCTTGTTGAGGATGGTCGGGATTTCGGCCGCGCCGGCGGGCGGCGCCCACAGATAGTTGCCCTGTCCATCCTTCAGCTTGCGGACGGCCCCCATCACCGCGTCGGCCATCAGCCAGGAAGCGCCGGCGCGGTAGCCGGCCTTGAGCGAGTAATAGAGGTCGATCAGGGCATCGGCGCCGTTGTGGCTGGCATCGGTCAGCGCGGCGGCAACGCCGGTGGGGGTGAAGCCGATCTTGCCCCAGGCATAGGAGCTATTGGCGACCGCGCCATAAGCGAGGATGCCCCGCGGCTTCTTGACCCCGTTGCCGGTGATGAAGGCGGCCCCTTCTTCTTCGGCGAATTCGATCGCGACCTCATCGGCGAGCCAGGAGGCGATGTCCATGACGGCGTCATCGAGCGAGGTCTGGGTCGTGCCGGGCTGGGAGAACAGTTCCATCACCTCGAAGTCCAGGCCGGACAGCTTCGGGGTACCGGTGGTGTCGCGCTTCTCTTCCTCGCCGACCCAGCCCGAGGTGGTCCCGCCCTGGTTGAACAGCTTGCGATAGGAGGGGGCGCCGACCGTGCGAACAGTGGCCACCCCGCGCATCGCCGAGACGGTACCGAGCACGCGGTCGATGGTGGTTTCCATCTCGGCCGGCACGACGTAGCCGCCATCGGGATCAGACTGGGTGGTCAGCTTGGCCTTGATTTCGAGGTCCCGCAGGCCCGCCTCGGTGCCTTTACGGAACCAAGCGTTGAACGCCTGCGCGTGTTCGGCCCGGCTCGGGTCTTCGCTGCGGCCGGGGCCGCCCAGGCTGGCGGCGACCAGCTTGGCGTTCACCTCGTCGAGCGCCTTTTGCAGGTTCGAAAGCTCGGCGTTGATGCGATCGACCTTTTCGGCCTGGACAACGTCGCCGAGCCCCTTGCGGATGTCGGCAATGGCCTTGTCGTTCTCGGCCTTGAACTGCTCGAACGCGGACTTGATCTGGCCGACCAGCGCCGCGGGATCGGAGGCGTCCGCGCGCACAGCCACGATGCCGCGCGCCCGGCGCGGCTTGGCGGGAGAATGGGTCATGGGGTGTCCTTTCAGGGACGGATGGAGGTGAGCAGGTCCGCCAGGGCGGCAGTCAGGTGGCCAGCGCGCGGCATGGCTTCGGGGTCGGCAGCGTCATGCATGCCGACGACCTCGCGCAGCAGGGCGCGCCGCTCGGAACGCGGCAGCCCCTGCTGGGCGAGGAGGGCGTCGATCCGGCGCTTGGCCGTGACAGCGGGCGTGATTGCCGCCGAGGTTCCGGCGGAAGAGGGCAGATTTTCGACTGAATCGGCGAAGCCCTTGGCGATGGCGTCGGACGCGCCGAGCCAGGTCTCCGCATCCAGGAGCTTGGCAACCGCCTTACGGTCCTGGCCGGTGCGGGCAGCGTAGATGTCGGCCATCGCGCCGTCGAACCGCTCGAACACATCGGCGCTGGCGCGCAGGTCGTTACGGTTGCCGACGACGACGCCCCAGACGTTGTGGACCATCAGGAAGGAGCCGGCGCCCATGCGGATTTCGTCGCCGGCCATGGCGACGATCGACGCGGCCGAGGCGGCGAGACCCATCACCTTGACCGTCACCTTGGCGGGGTGCTCGCGCAAGAGGTTGAAGATCGCCAGCCCCTCGAAGAAGTCGCCGCCGGGGGAGTTGATGTTGACCGTGACATCGGCCTTGCCGATCGCGCGCAAGGTGCCGGCCATCCGCTTGGCGGTCCAGCCGCCGCCCGACCAGACATCCTCGCCGATCACGTCGTACAGGCTGATGGTCGAGGGATCGTCGGCCTCGGCCGCCATCGGCCCTGCCGACCAGCGGGTCAGCGCGTCGGAGGGAGCGTCCCAGGTCAGGCCGTCAGGCCGGTCGAACGCTTTGATGTCAGGCAGGCTGCGCAGGCTCATCGCCGGTTCCTTGGTTGATGGCGGCCTTCCGGCCATAGCCGGGCTTGAGCGCCGCGGCCTCGCCCCCTTGTTCGGGCAGGTCGGCGAGGCCGCGCACCTCGTCGACCGCCATCCACGGATCTTGGCCGCCGGCGCCGAGGGCCTTGGCGAAGAAATCAGCCTGATCCTTGAGGGTGCCGCGCAGCAGGGCGCGCTCGTTGAATTTGGCGTAGACCGCGTCGGCATCGCGCTCGGCCTCGGTCAGCAGGGTGCGGCGCACTTCCTCTTCCCAGGCGACGAACCAGGGTGCGAGGCCGAACTGGATGAACAGCAGGGCCAGTTGCTCGATGCCGCTGCCCCAGGAAGTTTCGTCCAGCATCAGCAGGGGGCGGGGCACATCGAAAGCGCGGGCGACTTCCTCGAGCTGGTGCCTGCGCGTTTCCAGGTGCTGGCTTTCAACGGCTGTCTGGGCCAGCTTCTCGAACTTCATCCCCTCTTCGGTGATGATCCAGCGCTGCGCGTTCTCTGCCCCGCCGAACTTCTGCTCCAGCGATTCGCGCAGCCGCTGCAGGGCCGGGTCAGACAGCTTCCCCGGGTGAGCCAGGACGCCGCCAAGCAGCATTCCGTTCCGGAACAGCCGCGCCGCCGCCTGTTCGGCCCGCAGCGCCAATCCGATCGCTTCGCGCGCCAACCGGACCCGGCTCATCCCCTGCAAACCGTCAAGCGAGATGTCCCGGAGGTGGAACAGACCGCGTGCCGGGAACACCGTCACCTTGCCGGATGGGGCGGTATAGCGGTACTCGACCGACCAACTGCTGTCCTGCTCGACCGTCACCCGGGTCGGGTCGAGCGGGAACAGCCGGACCACCTGACCGCGCGACCATACCGGCACCGCGAATGCCTCGCCATGCACCAAGGCGCGGACCATCATCGTCGATTTGAAGGTGAAAGGAGTCTGCCAGTCGTTCGGGTCGCGGGCGAGCAAGCGGTAGAGCGGGTGATCGGTCGCCTTCTCTCGCGCCGCTCCGGACCGATAGATCTGCAACGGCAGCATCCCGATCGAGCGCGAGATCAGCGAGACCGCCCGCAACACCGCCATGTTGCGCAACGCCGACGTGGCCGACACCACCGCCCCGGCCTCGGTGGGGTAGCAGCCGCCGGCCCGCAAGTAATCGAGCAGCGCCGGATCGTCGAGGCTGGTGAATTGCGTGCCGCCATCGCTGGCCTGCGGGCGCACCCCTCCCGCCGCGTCCGGCGAGCCGTGGCGGCGGAAGCGGTCGAAGATGCCCATCAGGTCCTCAGATCACAATCAGGCCACGGGATTCGTAGACGGAGGCCCGGTTAGCCCCAGCAGTAGTGGCCGCCCCGACCGCCATGGTGAGCGCCACCATGCCGTCGATCCGGCCGGTGGCCTTTCTCTTATCCCATTTGCGGTTGCCGCTCGGGTCCGTCAGCAGCACCGCCGAGGCGCTGTTCCAGGTCAGCACTGGGTTGCGGCGGCAGCGGAGCGTGTCGCCGACAATGGCTTCCTCCAATGCCCCGATGCTCCGGGGCATCCACATCGTGGAGGCCGATTGATAGCCGGCGAAGCCCTGGCCGTGGCGGATCATCCGCAGGCCGTCGCCGCCGCCTTCGCCATCGTCGATCCAGGCATCCAGGCCGATCTCATCGCAAGCTCGCAGGAAATCGTCAGCCTGAGCCTGATCGTAGGCCATCGCCAGCACAGCATGGTCGAGCAACAGCCGGGCGACGAACTGGGCGACGTGCCCCTTGTCGATGATCCTGCCCGGCGGCGCCAGCAGGTGCCCCTCGGACACCCAGGCCCGGTAGGGCACGTTGTCGGTCCGCGCCCGCTCGTCCAGCGTGTCGCCGGGCGTCCAGAACCACACCGCTGCCGACAGGGCCTGATCCGGGTGACGCCACGCCGCCGCCAGCGCCGTCAGGTCACGTTTGCTCGACAGGTCGAGGCCCAGCCAGCAGGGCAGGCCGCGCAGCGCCTCGACGTCGATGTCATCGGCCTGTGCCCGGTCCCATAGGTCGGAGCCGATCCAGTGCTCGGCGGCGTCGGTCCACTGGCAGAAATTCAGCCGGCGGACGATCGCTTCCTTGCTCGGCATCCCGCGCGCCTGGTTGACCTGCTCCTCCAGGTAGCGAGCCTGGAATGTGTGGCCGAGGGACGGGTTGGCTTTGGCCCAGCAGGATGGATCCGTGAGAGGGTCATCCCCCTCATCCACGGCGCAGACGTAGGCGAAGAACGAGTCGTCGGTCTTCACCCCGGCGCACACGTCGGCGGCGTACAGGTGGTACTGGTAGCAGACCCCGGTGCGGTTCGCCCCGGAGTTTGTGATCATGAAGATCAAGGCCTGCCGGCGGCCCTTGGTGCCGGCCCGCAACATCTCCACCATGGTGTTGTCGCGGTGCTCGTGGATCTCGTCGAGCAGTGCGACGTGAGGGCGCGGCCCGGACTGGCCGTCATCGCTGCTGATCGGCCGGAAAAATGATCCGGCCTGCAAATAGTCGATGTTCCACTCCCGCCCCGGTCCGCCGCTGAACCCCAGGCGGCCGGACAGAGCCGGCGACATCCTCACCATTGCCACCGCGTCGCGGAACAGGACCATGGCCTGATCCTTCTTGCTCGCGGCGGCGTAGATCTCGGCACGCGGCTCCCCGTCGGCGACCATGCCGTAGAGCCCGATGCCGGCCGACAGCGGCGACTTGCCCGAGCCCTTACCGGTCTCGACATAGGCCATCCGGAACCGGCGTGATCCGTCGCCAAGCTTCCAGCCGAACAGCGAGCCGACGATGAAACACTGCCAGGGCAGGAGCAGGAACGGCTTGCCCTCGAACTCGCCGCCGTTCAGCCGTAGCACGTCGCGGAAGAAGCCGATGGCGCGCTCGACCGCCGCCGCGTCCCAGACCAAGCCGCGTGTCGCCCCCGCCTCCAGGTCGGAGAGGTGGCGCTTGCACGCGGCCCTGACGTGTGGCCCGGCCGGCAGATCGCCCGACGCTACAGCCCGGGCATAAGCGGTCGCCGGATCGTCAGCCGAAATAGGCGTCGATCGGGTCGGCTTTTTGGTCCTTGCCATCCACCTTTACCTTGGTGCGCGCGGCCGGGGTCAGCCCGAACTCGACGAGGTACGACTTAAAGCGTCGGTCGGCGTCGGCCAGCATTGCTACCGCCGGGTGCGCCTTGATCAGGGCGTCCCCGCTGGTT